GGTTGGCGAGGCGGCTTTGCTGTAAGAGCTGGGCGTTTGTTTGGCCTAATGTGAGACCCGCAGATTGGTTTGCCAGAGCGGCTTGAAGACCGCTTTGCTGCTGAAACTCAGCGGCGCGGGCGTTGGCGGCTTGGTTGGTTTGCTGTGCGGCGAGTTGGTTTTGGGCCGATTGGATAGAGGCGGCTTGCCGTAGCTGGGCGTTCGTCTGGCCTAATGTGAGACCCGCAGATTGGTTTGCCAGGGCGGCTCGAAGTGAGGCTTCTTGATTTGCCAGGGCTGCGGCTTGGGAAAATTGAGCATCCTGACTTGCGCTTTGGAAACCCAAACTTTGGTTGGAAAGACCGGCCTGTTGTGCGTAACCGGCCTCGGCGAGCACTCGCTGCTGCTCGTTTTGGTTTGTGGTGAGGTTGGCCTGCTGCTGGAGCTGGGCTTGCTGTAGGGATCGGTTGGCAGCGACGGATTGGTTGGCGAGCCCTGCTTGGAGTGAGCGGCCGACATTGCTTTCTTGGCGGCCCATGTAGGCTTGGTTGGCTGCTTGCTGGACGGCGGTGCCTTGTCCAAGGACATTGCCAGCGAAGGTGCGGCGTTCGTTTTCCCTGGCAGTAGCGAAGCGGTCGCGGTTGAGAAGCTCGGCGGCCATGGCGGATTGGCCGAGGCCAAGGCCACGGGCAGAGGATGCGGCGCGGGAGGATTGGATGGCGTCTCGGCTCTGCTCGGCGGAGAGAGACCGGCCGAGGGCGAGGTCGTTGCTGGCTTGATCGCGGAGTTGACCGTAGAGTCCATTGCCTCGGGCTTCGTCCATAAGGCCACGCTCGGCGGCACTGGCGCGGATGTCGCGGGATGCGACATCCTGCGTGCGGCGGATGCGAGCGGCTTGCATGGGGTCCACCGAGGATACCTGCGTGCCACCGACACGCTCGATGCCTCCGGTGGTGGTGGCGTTTATTTGCTGGGCGTTGACATCGGCCACGGCCCCCGCTTGAGCGGCGCGGATGCGCTGGGCTTGGACTTGATCGGCTGCGTAGCCTGCCGGGCCTTGCACATCGGCTACAGCCCCCGCTTGAGCGGCGCGGATGCGTTGAGCGCGAATTTGGTCAGGCGTGTAGCCTGCCGGACCTTGCACATCGGCGACTTGTCCCATGCTGGCAGCGTTGGCTTGGGCGGCTTGCATGTTGCCGACATTGGCGACGCGGGAGCCGGTCACTTGGTCGGCGGCGACATTCTGGGAGGAAAGCTGGTCGGGCCGGTAGAGCTGGCCGAGGGCCATCTGGTTCAGCCGGGCTTGGGCGGGGTCGTTGTAGGCGGCTACGCGGTCGGCGGTCTGGCCGACTTGGTTGTAGCTTTGCCCGAGTTGGGCGGCGGATGTTCCGGCGTCGCGGATGTTTTGGTTTGCCGCTGCGGTGTAGGTGCTGTCTTGGAGTCTTTGCGCAATGTCGCCGGTGTTCTCGATGGCCTGATCGCTGAGGCGGCCGGCGGTATCGACGGTGGTGTCGGCCTGCGCCTGGGCGTTTGCTTGTGCGTAGCCTGAGATCGCGGCCATCTCGTCGGCGAGGCTGCGCTGCTGCGGGGCTGGCGGGGCGCTCATGCCGCCCATGCCCATACCCATGCCGCCGGTGGACATTCCGCCGCTGGACATGGCGTTGTTGCCGCCGCTCATGGCGTTGGACATTGCTGACCCTGCTGACCCTGTTGACATGGCGTTGTTGTTGCCGCCAGACATGCCCATGTTGTTGTCGGACATGGCTGCACTCATTGCGGGGGCGCTCATAGCTGGGGCTGCGCTCATTGCGCCGCCTCCTCCACCGGACATTCCACCTCCTCCGCCGCTGTTGCTCATGTTCATTGCCATAGGATTAGTCCTTTTCTAAGAAGTGCTTGGCGTTATCTGCGCCGTAGTTGAGGGTGATCTCTTCGCCTGCGGCGATGTCGCGCAGGGCGTAGTGCCGCATGAGTTCGTTTACCTGGTCGATCTCATGGCAGGCGTTGGGGGTGTCGTGGTGGTTGTAGAGGGGAGCGAGGCCGAAGCCGATGATGCTGGTGGAGTCGTCGAGGTAGTAGCTGTAGGTCTCGCAGGCGGGGGCTTTGGCAAGTTGCTTCTTGGGCACGCAGGCGTAGGGGGCCTCTTCCAGCACTTCGTGCTTGGCGATAGGGGCCGTGGCGAAGACGCCCCACCGGTGCAACGGGGAACGGCGCACGGCGAGTTTGGTCGCGTGGTAGGGCTCGGGACGGAGCATGGTGGGGGCCGGGGTCATTTGGCTTCGAGGGCGGCGACGCGGGCGGCGAGTTCTTGGACGGCGGCGACGAGGAGCGGGACGAGTTTGCTTTGGTCAATGCCTTGGTAGATGGGCTTGCCGTCTGAATCCACAGCGTCTTTGGTGCCGGTGACGGATTCGGGCACAACGGCCTGCGCTTCGTGGGCTAGGAAGCCATCGACCTTGGGACCGTTTTCGTCAGCAATCCAGTTGAACCGATGGGCCGGAATTTGGCGCAACCGACTTAGAGCGTCTGTTAGTGGCTCGATGTTGGTTTTGAGGCGATAGTCAGAGGTGGTGTTGTAGGCGACTCCTGTTGTGCTTGCGCCTGAACCTGTTGTTGTAATTGTTCCAATAGTTGAAGTAACCCCTGATCCGTTTGTGCGCTGCCAGCGTGCTAAAATTGCCTCTGGCACAGAGTTCCGACCAGCATCGCTAACTATTATTGTGCCGATTGCACTTGTTGTTTCAAAACCTCCGAATCCTGCTTCGTTAAGAAATCCGAAAATGAAATTGTTAAACCGACCACTAATAGCACTTGGCGCGATGCCGCTGGCAGGCGCTTTCCCTGCTAGGTCGGTGGTGAGATTGGTTACGGCAGATTGCGCGACTTTGTTTGCCGTGGAAATGGTGGCGAGCTTCGTGTCGGCGATGGCGGCATTTGCGGCGATGTCGGCGTTGACAATGTTGGCGACGGTGGCGGAGTCCACCATCTGGTGGAGGTTGGCAGGGGTGACGAGTTCGCCGTTGGTGAAGGTTTTGCCTTTGGTGAGAGTTGCCATGGTTAGTTGAGGGTGCGGGTTTCGGTAGGGTCGAAGCCGGAGCGGGTGGCTTCGGCGCTGATTTGGCGGAGGATGGGGCGGCCGCTTTGCGTGCGGAAGCGGAGGTCGAGGCCGGTGGCTTTGCAGCGCAGGGGGGCTTTGAGCGTGTAGTCTTCCTCCTCGCCGGTGGTGTTCTCCAGGGCGGCGACTTGGAAGTCCGCATCGTAGTCAGTCGTCAAGGCATCGAGCGTGCAGGCGGAGGCGTCTGGCAGGAGCACGCTGGCTTTGGCTCGGGTGAGGCGCTTGGCATTGAGGCTTCCCCAGCCGTAGCGGCGGGTAATGAGTTCGGAGGGGATTTCGGTGTAGAGGTCTTGCGCGTTTGCGTAGGGCACCTCGTCGCCGTAGTCCAGCTCATCGAGCAGGAAGAGCGTTCCGGCGCGGCTCGCAGCAAAGAGTCGGCGTTGGCTGGAGTAGGTGGCGACCAGTAGCTCGTCGATATTTATGGCGTAGGTGTCGCGGCTTTCCCACTGCGAGTTGAGGGCGTTCCACAGGAATAGCGTGTTGTTTGCCGTGGCGTTCTCGCCGATGGGCACGGCGAGGTAGTAGCGATTGTTCCACCACCGGCCTACGGCGAGGTGCGCGTAGTCGGTATTGATCTCGTCGAGTTGGTCGGCAATGGGGTCCGAGAGAGGCTGGGTGTTGGCGCGGAGCTTGAGGTCGAGCTGAGTGTCCAGCCTGTAAACTCCGGCGTCGGAGAGAAAGAAAACAAACTGACCGGCCGTCTGGATCGAGCGGCGGGCTACGCAGCCGATTTCGTCAGTGAGGAGCGTGAGCTTAGAAACGGCGGAGTCCACCGTGAAGGTGTCTCCCGTCGCATTGCTTGTGTCGGTAAGGTTGGCCAGCCAGATCGAGTTGCGCATGAAGACCAGTGCTTGGCCTTCGACCCATGGGTGAATTGCCACCAGGTAGTCGTTGCTGCCCTGGTTGGCGCGGAAGCTCTGGAAAAATGGATCATAGAGGTCGGGGTCGAGAACATCCGAGATGGCCACGGTGTCGCGGCCGTCGGGGATCCAGAGTCTGTTTCCGATGTAGCTGGCCCAGCCGGTGGAGCGCAGGGTTCTAAATGTCACGCCCTCGGCAGGCACACCCGAGGCGGCGCGTTGAAAGTCCATCGTCGAGCCATCCCACCACAGCGGGGCTTTGACGCGGCGGACTGCGATGTTGGCGGAGACATCCGGCGCTGTGCCAGCGGGCACGGCGACGGTGAAGGAATTGGCCGTAGCGGTGAGGATGTCATACTCATGCCCTTGGAATGCCGCTTGGCTCCCCTCCTCGATCCGCACGCGCTGTCCGGCCGCGAGGCCATGGGCGGTGATGTGGACGGTGGCCGTAGTGCCGGAGACCGTGATGCCGCTGGCGGTGGTGTATTTCCAATCCCAGCCCGGGAGCGTCATATCGGCCTCGCGCAGGAGGTAGAAACGATTGAATGCCTGGAGCGTCGAAACGCTGTCCGTGGGCTCGATGATCTCGTCGGACGCTGTGCCGGTGGCGGGATAGCTTATTTCCTCGATGGGCTCGTCCTGCCGGTAGAGAAATGCCGAGGAGGGCCCGCAGAGGACGATGTATTCATTCTCATCGTCGTAGTTCGGCGAGCTGAAAACGCCGCCGGCAAAGATGCCGCCGCTGTAGATTGTGCGCACGCGGGCATTGGCATCCAGCACAAATGGGAGAGTGAGAGGCTGCGTGCCTGCCGATATGCCATCACCCAGCCGCTTCGCGCCTTTGCGTGTCTGCGCCACGCCTCGGTCGAGGCGCATGTTTTCAGCGTATTGCACCATCCCCGGCTGGAGTTGCAGCGGGTTGAGGCGGGAGGCCATGCCGAGGAATCCGGCGTCGCCTTCTACTATGGTCTGATCGTCTGGCATCTACTTTCTATCATGCGGATGCTTGTCAAGAGGTGCTGCCGGCTTGCTCATGCGAATATGTCCTTTCCTGTGGCGACGCGCTCCCGCAGGCTGGCGAGGAGTTCTCGATCGCTCCTGTTGGTGGACCAGGCCGGGCGGTATTGATAGTGCGGCTCGTCGTTGAATTTCCAGCGTCCTCCCCACTCGAAGCCGAGGCTTTCGCCGAGGGGGCCGAGCTCGCGGTAGAGGGCGTGCGATCCGTGGTAGGTTTTGCCGTCCTTGCTGAAGACTCCGAGATCTATGGCGAGGCCGAAGTTGTGCATGGAGTGGCCGGCGGGTGCTTTGGTGACGATCTTGCCCGGCGCGGTCCGGCCTTTGGCGTAGATGGCTGCTTGCTCGTCGAAGCTGCGGAGGCCGCAGATGCACTTCACATCGAGGTTGCGCTTGGCGGCGAGGTTCTTGGCGGCGCTAATAAATGCTTCGGCGCGGGGCTGGAGGTCGGGGTGGAGTGTGGCGATGTTGCGCTCGCTGCGGGCGTCGAGTTTCATATGGCGTTGACTCCTTTGATTTTTTCGAGGGTTCGGAGGGTGCCAAGGCCTAGCATGCCCAGGAGCGTCGTCATGAGCATTTCGGTGGGCAGTGCGATGACCGGAGCGGGCTGTTTTGTGAGGAGCACATAGGTCCAACTAAAGAGCGGCTGGCCGACGCAGACCCATGCAAAGGATGCGGCACACACCCAGCCGACTGCGGGCCGCCAGCCGCTCACGAAGAGCGAGGCGTGTCCTGCCTCTGCGGTGTTGGTCTGGCTTTGCTGAGTCGCCTCCTGCGCGGCGATTTCCAGCACGCGGAGTTGCCAGGCTTCTTGCGCGCGGCGTCGGGCGTCGGCGTCGGGCACCACTTTGTCGATGATGTCGAGCCCGGTCTTAACCATGGCTGGCACATCCCAGATCATTTTGCTCCCTCCCTTTCGAGTGTGCGGATGCGGTTTTCGTGGTCCGCGAGGAGCTTGTCGTGGCGCTTGTCGGTTTCGGCATTGGCTTCCATGCGTATCAGCACCGCCTCGATTTTTTCGACGCGGCCGCTGAGTTTTTCGGAGGCGATTTCAAATTCTCCGCGCGAGACAAATTGACTTTGCAGCCAGAGCATTATGACTACACCTATGGGCGCGGCCAACTTCGCTGCGGTGTCGATGGTTTTGTTTAGGGTTTCCATAGTTTTAGCTCAGAGCAGCGGCGATTTGTGCCCCGGTGATGTCCACTGTGCTTGCTTGCGCGAGCCGGTCGGTGTTGAGGAGGTCGGTCTTGGCTTTGATGGCGTCGATGTTGGCCTGGGTGGCGCGGGTGCTGGTGGCGGCGTCAATCCGGCCAAGTTCGGTTGATAGCTCGGTGCGGACTTGCCAGGCGATGGCTGCTGCGGTCGGCACGGTCGGCGCGTTGGTGAGAGTTGTCGTGGTGGCGCAGAGCGTCACATTAGCCACTGCATCTGACGCAGCGTTGAATGTGCTTCCTGGAACTTCGGTGCTGCCGTTCCAAACGATGCTGCCGCTGCCGACATTGGCTCCGGCGGCGCGGAATGCCAGTTGGTATGTGCCAGCCGCGCCGGTCATGTTGCCCGAGTAGAATCCGGTGCTTCCCGTTTCGGGGCAGGAGATGGCAGCGCCTACGGCAGCGCCGGATTGGTAGCGTTGAGCGGTGACGGTGAGACCGGATTTTGCGAGGGCGATGTTGAGTTCGTTGGCCATGGTCGTGGTTGGTTAGGAGTTGGATGGAACCCATTCGAGCTTCCAAGGCCCACCTTCGGCGGGTTGCGGTGGGATTTCTGGGGTGAGCGGCTCGCCTTCTGTCCATGTGCGGAGTGGCGGCGTGGCTGCGCGGAAATCAGCCTCGCTGGCCCATTCGCCGTAGGTGGTGACGCCGTTGTTTATGGTGATGGTGTGCTCGAACATATTTATAATTTATTGAGGTAAGCGCTGCGGAGTGTGGTCGGGTCGAAATTAAAATTTGCAGAGGAGAAATCCCCGGAAAAGATCCTCGCGCTAGTTGAGTTGGAGGGGACACAGAAAACACGGCCGTCTGGCAAAAGCACCCCTCCATAAAACGCACCCCCCCCCGGATATGTGCCTGCAGGAGTCGTGACCGCGTTGGTAGCCGGATCGTATATCCTCGCACTGGTTGAGTTGTAGGGGACACAGAAAACTCGGCCGTCTGGCAAAAGCACCCCTCCAAAAAACGCACCCCCCACCGGATACGTTCCTGCTGGAGC